GCAATGCGCCTGATGATCCACCGCGAAGAGAACTTTGCTACAACATTCTTCAGCACTGGAGTTTGGGGTACTGAGGTCGCTGGTGCAGCTTCTGGTGCAGGTACTCCTGTCTACTGGAACGACTACACCAACTCAACACCTATCACTGACGTAACTGATGCTCGTCGTGCAATGCAACTCAAGTCGGGCGGCTACAAGCCAAACACTATGGTTGTTGGTAAGGTAACACGGGACGAACTCATCAATCACCCAGACATTCTGGCACGTTTGAATGGCGGTTCCACTGTATCTAACCCAGCGTTGATCACAGACGCTAAGTTGGCTGAAATCTTTGAAGTAGAGAACTTCTTCGTCATGGAAGCTGTCAATAACACTGCTGTTGAGGGTGCTGCTGAAAGCAATGCCTTTATCGGTGGTAAACATGCTCTGTTGTGTCACACACCTTCAAGTGCTGGTCTGATGACCCCTGCTGCTGGTATGACATTCGCTTGGAACAACATTCCCGGTGCAAACAACTTGGGTATCACTGTTGAATCCTTCTCGGATGATGCACTGAAGCGTCAGCAAATCGCTGAGCATATCCAAGTTAAAATGTCTTACGACATGAAAGTTGTTGGCGCAGACTTGGGCTACTTCTTTAAAGACATCGTACAATAAATGTACCTTGGTGGGGGGCTTAGGTGTCCCTCACCACTTACACTATATAGGATACCCCGACAATGCACCCTTCATACCTTGGCTGGCAAATAGACTGGCCTGTTTTCGTAAAGAGACCATTTACCTCAGACGGTAAACAGTGGGAAACTCAGGAACATTATAACTGGTTAAATCGTGGCATAGGATCAGATGCTGTAGCTAGTTTGTATGTTCAAGGCTTTATCCACCACAACAGAGAATTAGAGAAACAAGCTAAAGTTGGAGATAGGCTAAGTGAACTAGCTGGCCCACAACTAGACAAGCTGATAGGACTTCTTAACGCAGAAGTAAAAGCTAACACTAACAGTAATACAGAGTACACAGAAAAGAAAGTTAAGCAGTCTAAGATAGATGCTAAACAACGCGCACTACTAAGAAGTTACCTTCGCAACAACAGATGGATCGAAGATAAGTTCTTTGAAATAAGAGACGGTATATTAGAAGACTGAGGAGTAGACGATGGGGTGGACATATGACCCAACAAATCTTGGAACGGCAGATGCAGCCCAACGTCTTAACTCTGTTAGGCTCCTAGTAGGTGATACTGACACTGCTGACCAACAGCTACAAGATGAAGAAGTAACCTTTGGTTTAGGCCAGAATGGTAACTCTATTTATCATACTGCTAGTTGGTCAGCTAGGACTATCGCCTCTAAGTACTCAAGACAGGTAACAACAGCTTTAGACGGTGCTTTAAGTGCTGACTACTCTGACTTAGCTAAACAGTATATGTCACTGGCAGACACCTTAGAGTACCAAGCTAAGACTGCTGGTGGTAACATAGGCATCTACGCTGGTGGTATCTCTAAGACCTCCGTACAGGCTGTGAGAGAGAATACAGATCGTATAAAGCCTTCTTTCCGCAGAGACAGGTTTAAGAACCCACCAAGCTATAATGGTGAAGACTACAACTCATCGTATGACTAAGGTAGGTTAACATGTCGTTTAGACCATATGACTTACTGAACTTAGTTAATAGGTTTGGTGAACCCCTTACACTTAATAAGGTGACTACCTCTGGCACGTATAACCCTGCCAATGGTACTGTCACTGGATCAGCGACTACTGACTACTCCTTTACTGGTTACTTCTACAACTATGATAATGGCATAGCTGGTAACATTGATGAAATACGCAGAGGTACTCGTAAGTGCCTTATTTCCGCTTCTAGCCTAGCTGTAGTGCCAGATGATGAGGATCAGATAACAGGCAATGGAGACACAGTTAATATTCTTTCTGTTGTTACTATCTTCTCTAATGGTATTGCAATATGTTACATCTGTGATGTGAGGGAATAATGGCTAATCTTCCACCAGCTACCCAAGCAACCTTTAAGTCTATAGAAGAGAAGATTAACAAGGCTGCTTCTAGGCAAGTTAAAGCTAAGGCTAAACAGATAGCCGACACTGTTGTAAGACAAGACATATCTCCTGTTTACTCTGGTGCCTATGTAGAGTCTTTTTCCATTAAGCCTAGAGGTGCTGGTGGTGGTAGAATGAAGCTACAGGGTGTTAGAAAGAAGTCTACTAACCCGCAAGCCCACAGAGACTTAGCTAGGGACAACCTGTACGCAGATATAGAAGCCCTTGGCAAAGGTTTAATGGATGGTTTTGTACTTAGGAACAGGTCTAAACATTCCCGTGCAGTAGAAGACGGTTTAGGTAAGACCCCAGCCTATAAAGTATTTGCAAGAGTGAGGTTCCTCCTTGGCTAGTATTCATTCAGACATTAGAGCCGCTTTGGAAAGCAAGTTAGCTAACATAGCTGGCATACCTCCAATAGCCTTCGACAATGTACCCTACGACCCAACAACTGGTACTAGCTTCATTAAGTCTAGCTATATTCCTGTCACACGTGTACCTGCTGTAAGAGGCTTAAACCCTTCTCAGCGTTATGGTGGCATCTACTCAGTCACTGTGTACTGTCCAGAGGGTAATGGCCCAGCAACTGCTGATGGTATCGCTAACACTGTAATAGAGAACTTTGAAGCTGCCACAGACGTATCACTAAACAGCTTTAACGTATCAATAGACTACGCTGAACGACAGCAAGGTTTCTTAGATACACCTTGGTACTACATACCGATTAATATCGGCTGGTACATTTATAACTAATTAGAGGCGTAAGCCTTGCTTACTAGGAGAATAACACATGCCTACCTTCGCACAGGGTTCACGGTCTAGCCTAAGCTATATCACTGAGTCCACATTCGGAACTACCCCTGCTGGTAACTTCCAGAACATCCCATTCACTTCACACGGTCTTAACTTAACTAAAGACTTGGTTGCTGGTACTGATATTCAAGCTGACCGTATGCCTCGCCATGAACGTCACGGTAACAAACAGTCTGCTGGCGATATTGTAGTTGACCTCCGTAAAGGTGACTTCGACCCATTCCTTGAGTCAGTCATGCTTAACACTTTTGTAGACTCAGGCACTAACGACACCCTTGTAGTTGGTACAACACCTAAGTACTTCTCGATTGAAGACTACTCTGCTGACATTGATCAGGCTCGTTTGTTTACAGGTCAAACTGTTTCCACTATGGGTATCTCTATTGCCCCTAACCAGATGGTAACTACTACCTTTGGTATGGTTGGCAAGGGCATGACTATTGGAGCCACAGAGAAGACACAGGACGCAGCAAGCACTAACTCTCCATTCGATGCCTACTCAGGTGACTTAAAGATTGGCAACAATGTAGCTGGCCTTGCATCCTCTGCAATCATTACTCAGATTGACTTTAGTGTGGCTAACTCGTTTGCACCTACATTTGTTGTTGGCTCTGATGAGACCCCGGCCCTTGAAGTTGGTCGTGCAGAAATTACTGGTTCGTTCTCAGCATACTTTGACGATGACGCCCTGATTAATCGTTTCCTTAATGAGACAGAGTCAGCTATTGAAGTGTCTGTCAACGACCCAACTGCTGCTAATGCTTACACCTTCCTCTTCCCAAGAGTTAAAATCAACTCTGCCGATGTAGGTGTAGATGGCCCAACAAGCCGTATCATTAGCCTAAGTTTTACATCCCTATTCGATACAGCAACTTCTACTAACTTGAAGATTACTCGTACCGATACATAGGTAGCGAAGCTAACGCTTCTATCTAATCCCTGCTAGCTAGGGCGGGGGGCATTGGTGTCGGGTCTGATGCTCCCCATTTTATATACTAACCCGACATAACCCTGACCCAAGGAACCTGACAA